AATAAACCTATTAAGAAAACTGTAGTTCCAGATAAGTTTGTAAAAAAAATGAATACTTTATATTATTATGCATGGAAACCATTAGACGATAGGCAAGGAGACTTATGGTAAGTTTATTAGTAAAAGAGGCATCTGATGAGGCTTTACACCTGCGAAAGCTACTACAGAAGTACAAAACAGACACAAAAGATGAAAAATTAACTAAAGAGGAAAGCCTTAGTCATATAGAAAATATGATTAGGGTTTCTTCTTCAGTATATGCAAAATTAGAATTTGTAAGAAAAATATAAAAAAACTCTTTTTATGGGTTGACTTATGTATATACATTTATTATATTTAAAATATAACGATCAATAAAATATGGAGAAAAAAAATGACTAAATATACTAAAGATCAATTAGAACTTAAATCTTACATAGAAGAGCAAAATAAAACTCATATGGATAAGGTTAGAGCTAATACAAACCCTAACATCATGTTTTGTACTGTTCCAGAGGTTGTGCCATTTTCTGAGCTAGATAAATTAGCTGAAAATGGTATTAAGTCTATTCTTGATTTTAAGAAAGACGAATGTGTTACTTGGATCTCTGAGTTTGGTAAAGAGGCTACTGGATCTAGAGTTAGGGTTGATCCAAATGAGCATACTTTAGAAGAGCTAGAGATTATGGAGAAATATTGGATGGAACAGTCTAGAATAGCTCGTGAAGAGGAGTACAACAGAAAAGTTCAAAATGTATCTGACTTAGCTAAAAGAATTAAAGAAACTTGTAAGCTAGGTGCTAGAGACTACAAGACTGCTATCAAATGGATACTTGAGGCAGATGAGCTTAAAGAAGACAAGGACTATCAAGGTGACTCACTTTGTTTTGAGTTTGGTATACCTTTTAGACATAAAAAATTATTTCAACTTGCAGGAGTAGCGTAATGTTAGATACTAAAATTCAAGAGGCGTTAGAAGACGTATCATTCAAAATAGATATTAGGGATATTCAAGGTATCCCTTCTCACATGGGTAGAAAAGTAGTTCGCCTTAATAAATTTGGTGCTCAAGAGGGTGATCCTCTTGGCATCGTTAAGTCAAGATATAAGCCAATACATCATAAGGATGCATTTGGTGGAGCTATTCAAGCTATGAAATTAGGTGGTTTAGATTTTACTAATAGTGAAATTACAATCAACTCTTATGAAAATGGTGCTATGGCTAAGATGGAATTACTTCTTCCAGCACATCATGCAAAGGTTGGTGATCACGATTTATACTTAAAATTTATAGCTAGAAATAGTTACAATCAAAAATGGAAGTTTCAGTCATTCTTTGGTTGGATGAATGAAGTATGTTTTAATACTTTGGTAAGTGGTCAAAAGATAGCCTATACATCAAATAGACATACTACTCACTTCAATGTGGATGCATCTAATCAGAAGATCAAGAATGCAGTAAAAGCTATTACTGATGAAACTGATACTTTTAATAAATGGTGGGATACTAAAGTAGAAGATGAGCAAGTTATAGATCTTTTCAAATCTACTATAGCTAAAAGCCAAGCTAATGATATCAAGGTTGCTAGTGGTCAATCAGATACTAACAAAAAGCAACTATATCATTTAATGGGTCTTTACAACGATGAGGTAGCTCAAATTCATGGGAAGGGTGATTATGGCAGAAATGGAGCTAAAGGCTCTCTATGGTGTGCATATCAGTCTGCAACTGCATGGTCTACTCATCTAGGAGATGTAAAAGACACTAGCACTACTAATCATATAGTTCAGCAACGTAGACAAAACGATGTAAGAAATATGATTAATAGTAAGAAATGGAAAGAGCTAGAGATAGCCTAATATAAGGGGAGCTAAAGCTCCCTTTACTTTTAAGGGGATAAGTATGGAAGATTTATTTGATTTCAAAAGTAAAATATTAAAAAGTAAAGTAGAAATGACTGAAATAGATGAGGTCATTTTTAAAAATTTTGATTACAAATTTGAAGGCACTACAGAATTTACAATACCTCATTTTTCCAAAATTGATAAAGAATTTGGTATTGGTGTAATTTATGGGTCTAGTGGTAGTGGTAAAACATCTATCCTAAATCAGTATGGAAAAGAAGAAGAATTACATTGGGATAATAATAGATCAGTTGCATCTCACTTTGATTCTGTAGAAGACGCTATAGAAAGACTTGGAGCAGTAGGATTAAATACAGTTCCTACTTGGGCAAAGCCAAGAAGTGTATTATCCAATGGTGAAGGGTTTAGATGCGATCTAGCTAGAAGATTAGGTAGTAATATAGTAATTGATGAGTTTACATCTGTAGTGAATAGAGATGTAGCTAAATCATGTTCTTTATCTTTATCTAAATATGTAAAAAGAAATAAGCTAAAAAATATAGTTTTAGCTACTTGTCACGATGATATTTTAGAATGGCTAGATCCAGATTGGGTTTTTAATACAGACGCTAAAAAGTATTCATCAAGGGGGTTAGTTCGGCAACCCATTAAAATTGACATTATTAAAGGACACAAAAAGTATTGGGAGTACTTTAAGAAACATCACTATCTAACTGAAGATTTACCTTCTACTGTTAGATGCTTTTTAGCTTTGTGGGATGAAAGAATCATAGGTTTTTCTTCTAGTGTGTCTTTACCGGGTTATACTCCACCTATGTATGAAGGCGATAGGAGAAAGAATTGGAGAGAGGCAAGGACTGTAATATTACCAGATTTTCAAGGTTTAGGTCTAGGAACTAGATTGTCTGATGCAGTAGCTGACATTCATGTTGAAAGTGGTGTAAGGTATTATTCTAAAACTTCACATATTAGGATGGGTGAATATAGGCAAAAATCACCATTATGGAGAGCTACTACTACTAACTTGAAAGATAGGAGTACTGACAAATATGATTATAAAAAACGAATGATACCTTTGGAAACAGAGCGAATTTGCTATTCTCATGAATATATTGGAGAGGACAAAAAGGCATATAATCCTAAATTTAACGCTCCAGAGAGTTTGCAAATTAGTTTGTTTTAGCCTTCATTCTTTATAGTATCGCCTAAAGATGTTGCAGTATAGACTACACCCATAGGCTTTTTAATTACTTTGCCATATTCTACTTCATTTACGGCTGCGGGATCATCTTCAAAAATTAGCTCATCTTCCCCTGGAACTGTAGGTGTGTTCATAATTTCTTTGCATAATTTTTGTAATTCAAAATTATTAGAGGGTATAGTTTGACCAAGACACTTGTAACATTTCTTAGGTCTAGTTCTTAATCTAGTAGCTCCTCTAAGTTTTTCACCACATTTAACACAGTGTTCGTAGTTCATTTTTCCCATACATAAAATACATGATCTGCAATGACCTTAACTTTCTTTTTCATTTTTGTCCAATAAGGCGATACATATACTGCATGATAATGAGTAGATCCTTTAACAATCTCAATGTTTTCAAATAAGCCACTGTAAACATATGAAGCTAGTCTTAATGATTCTTGCCAAGCCTTTTTATCTCTTGGTCTATCTGATTTACCATCACACCACCAACTAAACTGACATTTGTGTTTTATAGGATTATTGTTGGAATAATAATAACCCTGATAAACAACTCCACAAATATTGTTAGGAAATCTGTCATCTTTCACCCTATTTAATGTTACCTCTGCTACTGCTAATTTGCCCACCAGAGGCTGATTTCTAGCCTCATGGTATATATTAAGGGCAAGGCACTCTACTTCATTTCCTCTAGCCTTGAAACAGACTAGAAGAAGAAGAAATAGTATAATCCAATATTTCATAATAACCTCCCAGAAATTACTCCATTTGTTTTAAGATTATGTCTGCTATTATATCTTTGAAATTGTTTTGAATTTGGAAATGATCATTTTGTAAATCCTTTAATTGTGATTTTACAAACCTTAGAGTGTTTTGAAGTATGTCTTCATTTATACTGTTATCTAGCTCTAAGCTCCTTATAAGGTTTTCTTTAACATCAATTGCTCTTCTAAATGCATCATCAACTTTGGTTGCACATTTTGATACAATTTCTTCATTAAAATTATCTTTCTCAAAATCTTGCCAAAATGTATATGTATTTACTTGCTCAATGATACCCCAATGGTTCAGAGTAGCAAAGAACTTTCTTTTTCCATTTTCAGCAGTCGCATCAAGAGTATACCAAACCTTAATTTTCTTTGGCATATTAGTGTGTTTTTTTACTTTCATTATTTTGCTCCCTTTGCAATTACATCCATTTGATCCCATATAGATCTTCTGATCTTAAACTTGGTGTTGCAAAAAGGTGTTTGCACCCTAACCCATTTATGACCTACTACTGCCCATGCAAACCTAAGTCCACATAGTGGTATGTTCATTTGATTAAAATACACATGAAACAATTTTGCAGTTACCCAACTTTTCTCTTTGGGTTTTGTTTTGAACAATTTATTCATAAAAAAATCTCCTAATTTTGTTGTTCGTTTTTTGCTCAATAATTGATTGTACCATATGTAAATACAAAAGTCAACCCATAAAAAATGTTAAATAAACCCAAATTAGATGTTGACATATATATTTACATCGGGTAATGTAAAGAAAATGAACAACAAAAATAGGAGAAACAAATGAGTGCATATAAGAATTACTTAATGGAAGTTGAAGAAACTATTACAAACAATATTACTGTTAATATGGTTTCTGATTCTGAAACTATTACTGAGTTATATGAAAAGGCAAAGAAAAAAATTAAATCTTTAGCCAATGGTAAGATAATAGTTAGCTCATATTCAGATATGATTAAAGATGTTTGTGATTGGGCATGGGATGAGTATTGGTCACAATATAGAGAGGGTTGTTAAATGATAGCTTTTGAAAGAGATACTGATCATGAAACAAAACATAAGTTTCATAGATATTATCAAGTAATAAAATATGAAGGTGGGAATAGATATATTCCTACCTACAATCAGTTTACTAGAAAGCATACTGCTTGTATCTACAAAGAATTTAAAGATATGAAGAGTTGGGTTTTTTGGTGTTCTGATAATAGTGGCAGTAATCAAACATACTGTATGTCTAAATCAATTGCACAACAATGTGCTAGGAACTTTATAAAGGGGATATATTAATGGAGTTAGATTTTAGATTTCATGATGGTGGTAGATCAAACTACTTTAAAGGAGAGGCTGGGGATTGTGTCGTAAGAGCAATCGCCATCGCCACTAACACAGATTATAAGGTTGTCTATGATGAGCTTTTTCAAATCAACAAAGATTACGTTTCTACGAAAAATACCAAACTTTCTAAACAAATGAAATCTAGAGCGAATCAAAAAGGTGGTACGCCTAGAAATGGTAATTACAAAAAGATATATCATGACTACCTAATTAACAAAGGATGGAAATGGGTATCACTGAGAAAGTTCGGATCCAGTCAAAGAACTAAATTAGATCAACTAACCCATTTGAAAAATATCATAGTAGCAGTAAACAAACATCTGATGTGCATGAAGGATGGCATAGTTTATGATACTTGGGATAGTCGTTGGTCATATTGGTTTGAAAAAAAATCTGTTAGGACTGCTAATGGCTATTATGAATATAATTAATGGAAAGAACAGTGTTCTAGACTTCTTTGAGGATGCTTTGCAGAAAAAAGAGTACGATAGAGCACTGTATATTCTGCGATTGATCATAAAAGCTAAAGAGGCTAAAATATCTAAGACGTAAATACGTTTTAGGATCAGCAATAAATGTGAGCATTTATCCTCTAATGCTTTCCCCGTAACATTTATTCCTAAGAGGTAGCTAAAGCTGAATAGGCTATCTCAACTATTTGGGATTATGGGTTGGTAAAAAACCTCTTGCATACCATGTGGCTACTACATATCTAGTATCATTTTCTACCTTTTTAACGCCATGTTTGTAGAAATTACCATCAAAAAATAATCCTCTACCTTTTTTGGGTTTGAATATTGTGCCTTCTTCAAAATATGTTTCACCACCTTCAAAGTTATCATTTAGATATGTAATAGACGATAATACTGTATCTTTTTCTGCAGTATCAAAATGTAGATCTTGAAAACTTCCTGGTGACCATTTTACTAAGTGCATCCAAAAAATTTTCGCAAAAAATAACTTTGATATATTTGTTAATTTTTCTGCCAATAAATTTACGTTATTATGCATATTAGGAACTAAATCCACATAAAGAGTATCTCTATGTTGTTTTTCTAGTTTTTTATTATCTTCATAAAAGTTTATTAAAAACTTACATTCATCTTCATCTAATAAATTATCACAAATTAAAGTTTTCATTCTTTTATACTTCTTAAACTTTCCATCACTTTGTCAATGTCTGGTTCTTGTCCATTAGGGTCATAAACACATTTGTATTTAACAGGGCACCAAGTTTCAATCATCATGGTAAATGTTTTATTACCACCTTCATAAATACAACCCTTTTTATTTGTGTATTTTGACGTTACTCTTTTTTTTAGTCTACAAGTTGTGTATTTTTTTTCAACAATTTTACCTTGCCAAACCTTTTGTTTATATGTGTAGTCTTTAGGTGCATTATACATTTTACCATCTGCAAAAGCCTTTACACCCAATACTAATAACAAAGTTCCAACTCCTAAAGCAAAAAATATTATGCAACCCCATTTAAGTATATCCATAATCTCTTTTTGTTGTTGTCTCGCTTTTATTCTTGCTTGGCGTTGAGCTTCTTTTGCTTGATTAATTCTTTCTGCTCTTTCTGCTAATATCTGATCCCATGCAGTCGGGCCGAACCTCATATTAATAATCATCTTAAGTTCGTTACGTTTTTCTTCTAATAGTTTTCTATCTATAAAATCGTTAGCAGTTGATTCTATGCCAAACTGCTCTTTTATTCCTATACCCTTACCTTGCTTTTTATTCATTTGTTCTTCGCCAAGAAAAAACCCATCTATTTGTTTGGCTATTCCTTGAATATCTTGAACTGTAGAAATATTTTCTTTTATAAAGTCAACGCTTTTCTTGACTAATGCTATACCTGTGAGTATTTCTGCAACG